ATGTGTGCAAGCGATGAAGTTGGCAGAGGTTGGTGCATAAGGCACAAATCCGAAATTCATAAAGCTGCAAATAAATACATGCTTAAATCGTCACAAGTTATCATTACATGCAGTGCCTAACTACCAACGCATAAGCCGTAACCACTTATGCGTAACCTTTTGACTTAAACAAATGTCCGAGTGGTTATCGGACTTGATGCAGAGTTAGATACGAGGCATACGATGATTGAGTTATTGAACTGTGATTGCATGGAATACATGGCGACTGTGCCTGATAAGTATTTTGATTTAGCCATTACTGACCCTCCTTATGGAATTGGAATAGTTCAGCAAATGGAAAAAACGGTAGCAAGTAAAAGCTCAATGATGAAAGGGAGCAATGGCATAACGGGAGGCCATTGGGATGATGCTATCCCTAAAAAAGAATACTTTGATGAGTTAAAAAGAATAACAAAAAATCAGATTATATGGGGAGGGAATTATTTTTTAGACTACTTGGGCGCGACTCGTTGCTTTTGTATTTGGGATAAAATGAACGGAACAAACCCAATGGCCGATGCCGAGCTAGCATGGACAAGTTTTGAAAGGAGTGTAAGGATGTTTAGAATGCACCATTTCTCAGCGGGCTATGAAAGCAAAATACACCCCACACAAAAACCTGTCGCCTTGTACGAATGGCTTTTAGCAAACTACGCCAAAAAAGGACAAAGGGTGTTTGATTCGCATCTTGGCAGTGGCTCAAGTGCCATAGCCGCCCACTACTTCGGTGTTGATTTCGTGGGTACAGAGTTGGATAAAGACTATTTTGATGCGGCAAAAGCAAGGTTTGATATGGCTACAAAACAACTGGCTATGAGTATCTAACTCATAATTAGACACCTATCTTGTGTGTATAACACATTTCAGCATTCGCAAGTGTTTGTTTTAACTGCAAATGCTGAAACAAGTACACCGATTTACACAGATGTGCCGTTATAATCAACCCACATTGTCCCCGTCCATGTTATCAACCTTCCGTTGGCCGCCAATGTTGTATCTAAATACTGAGTACCTGCCCACCGTGCGTCAGTAGATACTCCTCCCATTGTTGTTTTGGTTGGCCTGCTGCCTGTCGCCCCCGAAGCAATGCCAAATTGCCCTGTAATAATCCAGTTTGCTGCGCTGCCTGAAGCCGAAGCAGTTGCAGCCCACCCCGTCGCCCCGCCGATTACTGGAGAAGAATTGACAACTACATCGCCTATTTTCCATGCGCCGTTTGTTGGACTAGACGCATATTTTATTGCAGTATAATTAAATTGGTTGTCAGCACGGTCAAGCCAAGACAAAGCTCCTTCTGTTCCAATGTCAGATGAAATAAACAACCCTGCGTTTTTTAACAGCGACTTGGGCATTGAATTTTTAGTTGCATCAACCTCATAATTAATACTCCCAGCGACGTAAGTATTAAAGAAGCACCCACCCTCCTCTTCGATTTTGTAAGGAGTCATACCCGTCTGAAATGTAGTAACACTTGCCGCTTGTATGTTTGATAGTTTAAGCCGCTGCGTACTGTTTGTCCCTGCAATGAATTTTATACACCGTGCCAACTGCAAGTCTTTAACAATAATATACTGAGCAACATCTGCGTTTATAAATATAGTGTTTGTTGCAGCACCCTGCGTGTATTGTTGAATTTTTGAACCTTGTCCCTCGACTGTTAGCGATGTTACAGCATCAAATGCGTTATTCGGCGCAGCCGCACCAGTAACCCCGATTTCGATAGCAGCAGTTGCTACGTTAGCATTCGGCACATTCTCAATATACGGCGCAATGATTTGTACTTCATTCCCTTTTTGAACATTAAAAGCCACGCCTGTTATTGATTCAACCGTCCAATTTTTAACAATTATCCCGACACCTGCCGCAGGCAATGCTAAAAATGCCGAAGTTAATCCGCCTGTCCCTGCCGTCAATGTCCCGCTAACATAGAAATTATCAAAAACAGCAGTTGTGCTATATACCTCTCCGTTATACGACAGCATAGATACCGCAGCAGCCATTGGATATGCTGTTGTATTCGCCACTCTAAAATCAGAAAATTCACAGTTTAAACTACCCTTAATCGCTAAAAACCCGTCAGTAAATGCCTGACTCGCGCCAATATTTTTAAACCTTGCGCCGATTGGATTTTGCAAATAAAAACCATACTTTGTATAGCCCACAGGGGACGCAATAATAAATATATTCTCAACTGCACCGCATGAAACGTATGTTGTTGCAGGAGTTTCCAATTCGAAAACATTGGTGTTAGAACCTGTTGGTAGGTGGGTTATAATGCTTGGATAATATGCCGCCGCATTATACGGGTTTGTTTTTTCGCCAATTAAGCTAACGCCTTGTTTTAATATAATTGTAGTGTTAATTGTAAAACTTCCAGCGGGAACTTTTACAACTAAGCCATTAGATGCGGCAAAATCAATTGCAGCTTGAAAATGCGTTGTCGTATCTGTGCCGTCCGTTTTTGCCCCAAACTGCATAACATTAATATTATTAGGATTAATCGCAAGCCAACGACCTGCTCCGCTTACCGCCGTAGGCTTAATGACTGTTCCTGCGTTGTGAGTCGCTGTGCTTGCTGTGCTGTAGTAAAAACTATTAGCACCGCCGTCACCACTTGAATTATAGCCGCTTGTGTCTGCTCGCGTGTTGTCGAGAATCGCGCCACCACTCGCCAAAATATCTGCATAAGTATTGTATTTTTTTACAATCTCATTATTTTGAATAACATAAAACTTAGTTGTTTCAAATGTTCCGCTTGTTGTGAATGGAATCATTGTTGGCAAAGGCGCATAAACCACGCCCAAATAATCGACTGTCTGTGTAAGTGTTGACATAACAAGAGAGGTTGCATAAGTGACAGGCACTTGATAACCCATGCGTCTAATTGCTTCATTTGCTGTTAATCGTGTCGCGCCTAATCTGTCAATAACGCTAACGCCCGTATCGTTGGCAATATCAGCAATCGTGTCAACATCAAGTTTGGCGTTGTCTAAATCTTCTACTGTAATTTGCGTCATAATACTGTACTCCGACTTGGGATTGATTCTATGTCTGCTGAGTAGTAATCAGCATCATAATTAATAGCGGTCACTTTAACATAACTGCTATCATTGATATTTACTTCTTGCACTAGATAGCTATTTGCACTTGCTACACTATCCGCACCAAAACTGAATATGGTTCTAATACCAATCGCGCCACCGTTTACCGTGTTTATGGCCTCGCTTGGTGCATAAGCTAAAACAACCTTATTTGCGCTTGTACCTGCCGTGCAAGTAATGGATTCAAGCCCACCATCGCGCTGCATTAAAATAATACTGTGAGTACCAACGCCAAAAACAACATCACGCGATAGAGTTAAAATAAGGCCACTTTGTGCAATGATTTCACCGTCTTGGCTATCGAATCGCGTATTATCAACAATATCAATGCGCTGATTAGGTAGCAGTAGGCGGCCATCATTAGTAGTTTCTGTCTCAATACTCACGCGCTGCAATAGTATCTTGTTGTATTCACGATTAGCTCTAAACCATGCTTGTTCATAATTCCTAACGCCCGTTAATTCTATTTTTTTGTAATTGGTGGCGGTCAAAGATAACGGTAATTTAATCGTTTCCTGAGCATCACTGACATTATCATTATAAGTTAGCTCGATGCCGTTAAACTCGCTATCTGCTGCGAATAATCGGCTGATAGTGTCGCTTGCTGGCTTTTTGTTTCTGTGTGTGAATAGTGCTGTCGATGACGCTTGTACATTGTCAAAACTGAATCTAATCTTGCCGTTTTGTCGATACGCTAAACAAAACACGCTATCTGCAATCATTCTTACTGTTTCCTCGAATGAAATGTTATCGCTGTCTAATGTGTACCCAAACTCTATATTAAGCGGATTCCATGTGTTGATTGTATTTCTAACACCCCATATTTGAGACATATCAACATCATTAGCCAATACACGCTGGCCTATTTTTGAATCAATACTTGCTGCTGCTAAAATATCAATAAATGACTTAGTAGCAGAAATAGTACCGCTTGCGATTGAGCCGTTACTAGCAAATGCGCCGCTAAACGTAGTGCCATTAAACGTTGGCAGTTTGCGAGTGGCGTTACAATTAAACTTGCGCTCTTTTAATGATGTCGCTCGTTGTGTTGCTTTTGACACGACTTGTACAGTTGTCACATTGCCAAAATCCGTTACGGTAATCGGAGTGACTGCATATAAATCTTGGTACTTTATTTCGTCGATGACAGTACCAGCAAAACCGTAATCATGGTTGCTTGTGCGTCTTGCGCGTACTCTTGTTGCCCCTGTATGACCTGTTGTTATCTCGATTGTTTTTGCTTGTTCGTCGCTTGTTGCTGCGGTCATTGTTCCTGTTGTTGTTGTTATCGCGCCAGTGGGCAAGTACGACCCATCTAATGCCTGTGTCTCTATAGCATAGTCAACAGAGATAGTTATTTTACCGCTACCTGCATCATAAAATAACCCTTGCGGCGCAACTAGGTTAACCCAAACCTGAGTCATATCCGCATCTTTTAGCGTAACCCATGACGTGTATTCAGGATTTCCAGTTGTTAAAGTTAATGTAGCATTAGTGGTTGCTGTTGATGGAAAAGTAGCTGTCGTGAGTTCTAAAATCGAACCGCCTATTTTTGACCTTATTGTATAGCTACCATCATAAACGGCTGCTGGCGTACCTGTTATTGATATGATGTCACCTGCCGCTATATTTTCATAAATATCACTAGATATTGCACCTATCAAATCATATAGATTATAAACATCAGTCGCTTTATAAAACCCCATAGAACCAGTATATTCAAAAACAAACTGATTACGCGCCTTCAACACCTCGCCAGTGACATTATTTGAGCGTTTAACCAATAGAATCGGTTCACTAATAGTAGAACCGATAGTTAAAAAAGGACTGCCGCTATTGGGGCTTGTAAACGGGTTGAAGAACTCCGCACTCGTGCCGTCAATATCAGATAATAATGTTTCTCCATCTCGCACGTCTGCCACATCATACCATCCGCGTCCTATGCACATATAAGAGTATTCATACTGCTTGTTATTGATATATTTAGAGTAAACGGGCTGAATAAGCGAAGGATAAGCACGGACTAAGCCGAAAATATCTTCTATTCGTTGCAGTACACGCGCTTCATTTGTGCGGTTTGCTAAAGAGTTGTTAGAGCTTTGTTGAGTGCGATTAATGTTTGATGGTACATCGGGGGTAGGTACTAATTTGCTAATGAGATAATCGTAACTTTTTAGCGATAAATACATGAACGGGTTTAGAAAAGCCAACGCGTCACCGCATGGACTCAACAAAACAATGTAATGCCCATTACTCGACATTAACTTTTCTACGTTTTTAGTAATATCGGTTTGTTGGCTTGGTTGGCCTTCATAAATCGCGTAATTTGTTAATTCTTCTTTGTGCTCTAAAATCCAATGCGCGACCGTTTCTGCCTGAAATAACGTAGGCTCTTTATCAAACGGACTATTAAAAAAATCAATCGTTACGGTCATGTCGGTAATACTCAATCAATCCGTAAGTGTCGGTAATTTGCGCCATTGGCTGCCATATCACCGTATTTTTTAAGCTATGCAATACGCCATTGTTATAATATAACCCACAATGAGTAACTTTTTTATTCTTTCCAAGCAAAACAACATCATAATTATTCGCGCTGTCTTGCTGCGTAAATCCGTGTTTATTATCATGTAAAGCAAGCCGAAAAGCGTTTGCAACATCTCGCATCGAGTCGGTTTTAGGCGTGTAATCATCAACACACAAACCTAACTCATTCACATAAACATCAGCGACCAACTGCCAGCAAGGCGGCCATTCGTAATGCTTGGCAAGATACTTTTCAATCATAAAAAACCACGCAACATAGGAAAACGACTGAATGTGTAAATTTCACCTGTGCGTGTAACATTGAGCTTAGGCGCAACGGCTGACAATGAAGCAACGCCGCGTGTGTATGTGATAGATTCTACTTGTAATCGTTGGACGGCTTGCGGCTCGGTCAAATCATCAGATAAGTAAGCCCTATACGTCAAGATTATTTTTTCAGTTGTGCCTAAAGCAATTCTGTCTAACTCTTTTCTAAGCACGTTATCAGCATCGGTAGTATCAATTGACACGTTGAATTTTTGGTCTAAGTTGTCGGGAGTGCCAGCCAGTGCAACATTTAGATTAGTTGATTGTACGACAAGTGTATTGCTGTTTTCATCAACTACCGCGCCGCTTGTTGGCTCTTTCCACAAATGATAAGTTTGAGTCAGTGAAGAATGTGCAATGCTAACCACTTCAATCATGTATTTTGTTTGTGGCGCGCTTGCTAAAAACTCTCTGAGTTGTTGCTCAATATCAATACTCATACAAGCACCAATGTTTCAGTTAATACAAACAAAGCAAGGCGGTCAAACAATTCTGTAATGTCAGCAATGTCAGCACCTGTTTCCCACAATGCCAATATCGCCCCAGTGCCGCCTTCATCAAATTCATACGCGCTTGATTCAGCCTCAACTTGAAACGTCACAACAAAATTATTGCCGTCCGTTGCGTTTACGCTAACAGAATTAGGGATGATATTAACCGTGTGTGCTTGTAGCCCTCTGCCGCTATCTAGCGGCATATCAAACGATAACGCGCCTTTTTTAATGATGTTATAAAAAAACAAAGTCCATATTTGATAATGGACAGCCGTGCAAGCTAAGGCAACATTGAATTGTTGTACACCCCTATCAAAATCTAAGGCGTAGCGATTAAAGCCACCCTCGACTTGAGTACGAGATACGCCACCAGCCGCGTTATGACTATAGCCGCTCGGTGATGTAACAGGGTAAAGGTCACGCGGTAAAGTAGGCATTATCTGCGTCTCTGTACTGTGAGTGATGA